TTAAAACTCTTCTGTAAGGTTTCTATATCTTTCTGTAGTTTATCTGCTTTCTTTACGATGGGAGTATTCTTGTTCTGTACACAATGTTCACAATCATCATCGAAAGTTAATTGACCGATTCCTTCTAAGGTATCTTTTTTGTGAGTTATTTCGATATTGATGGTTTCCATCTTATTATCCAAGTCATTGAACTTTTTATCTAATCTATTGAACTTATTGTCTTTCTTTTTTAAGTCCTTGATATCCAAGGTTTTAAGTTTACCTTCTATATCGCTTTTAGATACTTCGATATTTTTAAGTTCTGAAAGATTGTGGTCACACTCTTTATTTTGAGTATCCCGAACTAATTCTAAGTCTTTTAGTTCTTTTGAGATATCATCTACATTACCAATATCTTCAACAGGTTTTAAGTGAGTCATTTCAAACTCTATCTTAGTATTAGTGTTTTCTAACTTAAGATTTAGTTCATCTTTTTTAGATTGTAATTCATCTAATGAACCTGTGATACTTGATAGTGTATTTTCTGCTTCAATTAGTTTTGTAGGAAAGTCTTGTTTTTTATATTCTCTAAGTAAAGTATTTAGTTCTCTAATCTCTTCACTTGCGATATGATATAAATCTTCAAATATATCCATATCTAAAAACTGTGCTAATAATTCTTTTCTTTCCTTTTGAGATTTTTCTATGAATCCACTATTGTTAGACTGTGTTGACATTGCTGTTAAAACAAAATCTTCATATGTTCCAATGTAGTTTCTAATTATTGCATTTGTCTCTCTACGTTGTTCACCATTTAATGATTCTTTTTGTCCATCAATCATACGATAGAAATCAACGTCAACTTTTACAGTTCCTCTTTTTGGACTTTTCTTTGCTTTTCTTTCTATGAAATATTCAACACCATTTAACTCGAATTCAAACTTACAATCAAAATTCATTTTAGAGTAATTCATTACATCTTCTGCTCTGATTGTTCTTGAACACTTGTCAAACATACAAAATGATAATGCGTCCCATAAAGTTGACTTACCACTTGCGTTTGGTGCAAAGATTCCATATGCACCTTTCATATTTGTAAAGTCAATTACATTGTTAGTTCCATATGAGAACATATTAGAAAACTCAAATCTTTTTGGAATCCATGTTGAGTTACCAACAATATTTGGTTTTCCAAGTTTATCATTTATATCTTTATTGATATTCGTAACTACACTTAACTGTTCTTTTGTAAGATGTTCTGTTTCTTCTAAATACTCTTCAATAAGTTTATTTTGGAAACCTGTATCTCTTACATTTTGTAATACTATTGATTGGTGTTCTATATCTCTTTTACGAGTTAAAACTTTTTGTACGGTTAGTTCTTGTACTTGTGCTTGTTTTTTAATCTTTGCGATTAATCTATTAAGTTGTGAAGTCTTAGTATCTTTTACTCTTACCCTAACTCTTGGTTTATTAGGCATATGATTATCAGATACTATCTTACCATTTTCAATATCAACAGTCACATATCCATAATCATTGTGTATTGGAACAAACTCACTTTTTAAATTTTTCATATCCCAAACTAAGATACCATGAATAGGATATTTAGCTTCACCGTGATTTTGAACTATCAATGAGCCAGGATATTTGATATGTGATTTACCCATCACCTCATTGTTTGGTTTATGGATATCACCTAACAATACTAAATCATAATTTTCAAAGTGTGATACTTTTACATTTTGATTCTGTATTACAAATCCGTGTTCAGTTTCAATGTTATCAACAGGACCGTGTAACATTGCGATTCGTCCATTGTTTTTCTTGTAGTCTGTAGCAGGTGGGAATCCTTCTGACTTATCCCATATTGATTTATGTACAAACGTGTAACCACCGATTCCAACTGCACCTGTATCTTTTACATAGTGTAAGTTTGGGTGGTCTAATGCTTTTATGATTGGACTAAGAGCGTCTAATCTTGATGTATTGTTTAGATTTGCGTCGTGGTTGCCAGGAATAACAATAGTTGGTAGTAAGTCTGATAACTTACATAAAAACTCCTGAGTTAAATCTACGACCTCGGGTGACATATCAGTTTTTGCGTGTACAATATCACCTGCGATATAAATGATGTCATTTTCCCTCATTGTGGATAAGATGTATCCATAAAGGTTGGAAAATACCTCACGGTATTCTTTGTGTCGTTGAAGGTTTCTGATATGCACATCTGCGATGTGATATATCTTTCCGATATCGGATACACCGACATCGATATACTTTATTCTTCTCATACGTTAAATAGTTGATACTCCATCAACTTTTTTAAATCAAGTTGTGGTGTATCATAAATTTTTTGGTTTATACGTTCATATCCCATTTCAGATGGGTCCTCATCACCTAAGTCTACCAAATGAGTCTGAATCCCGTAGGACATAAACTTCTTAGACAGACCTATTGCGTTAGATATAGCATCCGAATCTAATACAATATACAACTTTTTTACGGAATTTCCAATTATTTTCTGTTCTAATTTAGATTGTATTGATTTTCCGAATAGTGGTATTGCATTTCTTCGTATTGCTATTGCGTCAAATGCTCCTTCACATAAAACCAATGGTATATCCCAATTCACTAAAAGGTCAAACCCTACAATGTCTTTAGATACCTTTGGATTTTTGTGTTTGTATTTTGATTGATAGAATGACCTACCAACAAAAAAGTTTAGTTTTCCATCATTGTCATAAGATGGTATAATAATTTTATCTTCATATTCTCCTGTTTCACAATATCCTATATTATATTTCACAATGTCCTCAGGTCTAAGTCCACGTTTTAACAAATAGTTAAGAGCGTGTTTGTACTTAAACGAGTTTGATTTTTTGTAAAGTGGTTTAAATTCTTTTGGAAGTTCAACTTGATTTACCTGTATCTGATTATCGGAATGAACGTAACGGTTTATTCTACTGAATATACTATTGTACTCATCCCAAGTTTGTTTAGATACACGGAGTTTCTTAAAAAGAGTCTTTATACTTCTACCCTTTTCGTCAGATATCCAACAATGCCATGGATTCTTTCCATCAGAGGTTATTTTAATATTTACCTCTAATTTAGGTTTATAGTGGTCTACAAACGGTGAAAAGAAGGCATAATTATCACCCGATGTTTTCTTGGATTTACCAAGAACAGACTCCAATAATTCAAGTAATCTATCTTCCATTTAGTATAAACTTACACTAATATACAAAATTATTTTGAAAAATCAAAGAAATTTTCCTTTTGTTTTTCGTCAATCCATTCTTGGGGTATTTCTTTTTTAGCCCATTTGAAACCATTCTTCTCACACCATTGTGAGTAAGTAGTTTTAGAACCTTTGTATATTTTACCATTAGGGGACTGTAAAACAAATCGTAAATCCATATCAGGATTCTGTTCTCTAATGAGTAAGTGTTTCTTTCTGTCCTCGGGTAAAAACCAACCCTTTGATTCAATATAGATACCATTGGGTAATCTAAAATCGGGTTTGTAAGTATGGTGTGTTGCTGGTATTGTATATGATACTTCGTGTTGTTCATATTCACCGTCAATTCCTTGTGCTTTGAGTTGTTCATCTATACGAGTTTCCAACCCACTTTTGTGTCCCTTCATTTTTTGGATGTGGGACCAATTTCCTTTTTTATTCATAACTATTCAAAATCTAATCTAACATCAACTGTTACATCAACATCCTGTCTTTTCTTCATTGGTGAACCCATCTTACCAATTGCAAGTAATTCACCATTGTCATTGTAAAGACCAATTGATGTTATGTAAGGTCTAAAATCTGACCCCGTAACAAAATCTCTTAGTACATGACCACTTTCGTCACCTGTTAGTCTTAATGTATTATTTTGTGAGACGTTAAACTCACCTCTTCCTATTTCACATAGGATTGATTGTTGTTCTATTTTTTTAGTAGAGTTGTATGTGAACTCAAAACCTTTTCCTGTGTAGTTAAAGTCACCGTCACCCAAAAAACAATTTTGGTATTTTGGTCTTGGGTCTGTTACTACTATTAATCCCTTTTCATAAAATGTATATCCAACGTTTCTTGTTTGGTATGCTGAACCACTGATTACATGATTGTTACTCAGTGATGAAATATTATCTGCTGTAAGGTTTGTGTTATAGAATCTAACTTCATCTATTGACCCACTTGTACCTGTATCACCCATTCCATTTCTACACATTATCATTACATCTTGTTCATTACCGATTGGTCTACTAACGTGAGTAGCGGCAAAATCGTCAAGTTGAACTCCGTCAACGTAGAATTTCATAGTCCCACCATTTTGTCCACCTGTATGATTTACAATAATATTATGCCATTGATTGTCATTAACCTTTGATGAGGTTACTATGAGTTGACTTCTTTTCTTTTCTCTTCCATCAAAAAATTGGAATTGTAATTTACCATTTAACTCTCCCGCTAATTGATTATATACACTTACTTTAAATGGATACGCAGGTGGGTCAATGATTTGTCTTGAACCGAAAACGTTTCCTCGTTGTGTTGAACTTGGATTGTAATCAAGATATGGATTATATTCTTGACCTGCTTTTGCTAATATTATATTATTATTTCTTTCTAACATAGATTGACTCGGT